TCTCTTCTGTCACTATCTAATTATTTTAAATATAATATCGTTATCTACAATAACCTCCTCACTAGTACCTGTCAAAACTGTCTTCACTAATATCTTATAAGATCTTTCTGGCTGTAATCCGTTCGTATATAAATAGAAGTAATTACCGTTTGTATCTGCACTTAGTTTAGTATAATTATAATCGAAATCAATAATCATCTCCTTGGTCTTATAATCTTGTATAGCCCAGTAAGATTGTTGCGGTAGAAACTGCCAATTAAGATATTCTGAATTTACTGTAAAGTTTCTAGCTGGAAATCTATCCCTAGCTTTAAACTTAAATCTATACTTAGCATCAGCCTTAAACTCCCCTCTATTATTTTCAGCTAATAGTACAAAATCATCTACAGTTACTGTTCCGTATGTAATACTTCCTGTATTATAAACAGAATCATCCCACCTCATTTCTAAACATGGCGGATAAATTGTATGAGTATCTACAGAGAAGAATTTAGTCTCTATAGAAGAGCTTGCATACAATTCTAAAGATCCTGTTTGCTTTAAGATTACTCCGTAGTTGGGTATAGATCCTGAAAACCATTTACTTGCAATTGTAGTTACATCTATATTTAAATCCTTATCAGCTATATAATCAAAGGTTTGCGATGCTGAGTATGTACTATTCCATGTACCTCCACCTGTTGTATACAGGTTTGCTTGAGTTCCTGGTGAAGTACTCCAGTTAGCGGTATTACTGCTACCGCCCAATGTATACCAAGTTACTCCGTTTTTCGGATTAGGAAAATCAGCTAACTTACCTGTACCCATTATCCAGCTCTGTGATACTGGATAGCATTGTATAGTGTAGTTTTGAGGTAGTGCAGATGCTTCAGCTAGAAATAGCCTGAGAAATACGCTGTAAGATCCTGTTTGAAAAGTCTTTAGTAGGTTGATATCTGAATCTGAGAAAGCTATTAAAGTTCTTCTTATATCATCTAACCCTTCTACATTACCGATTGCGTTACTACTATTAATAGAGGATACCTCTAAAACTTCATCTCTACCTGCATTAATTGTAGGTTGTCCAGAGTATATTGTTGCATCCTTATTAGGAAATATCTTATATATTGACATGTATGTTTTTTTAGTACGTTACGACTCTTCCTTGTATATCTGTGTCTAAATATTTTACTTCGAAAATAGACGGGTCTAGTGACGGGTATATAATACCTTTCAATGTAGCCGCACTTATGTCGTAATCGTATTTAGAGTACCCGCTAGCCTCTCCTGTATTATTTGTTATAGTTATCTTCTGAACTGTCTGTACGCCTGTTACTTGGTCGAGTGCTGTATATAGCTCAGACATTATTATAGGCTGATTGATTTGCCATTTATCAATATTGAAGTAATCTTTAAGTACTGCTAAACACTGTGCTAATACATCTCTGCTTGAATAGTTTGGTCTTATTATAATATCAAACGATACACCGATATTTATTACGTAAGCACTTTTAATATTAATAGCATCTGTTAGCATCCTATACTGTGAAATATAAGTCTTAAGATTTTGCTTTAAAATATAGGAAGGCTGTATTAAATGCTTGTTACTATCGTATGTTAGTACATACAGAGAAGCTGCTAAAGGATCTTGTGTTGTTGTATCTAATCCTGTATCTTGTTTAAATACAATATCATCCTTAGTTATAAAAGCTTTTGCTACTTGTCCGAATTTGGCTGGCATATTATATGCAAAAGCTAAATAATCTTGTTGGGTAACAGCTCTCATCTGAGCTGGATATTGATTTAAAGTATTAAGTCTCAATTGCTCTATTGTATCACCATCTCCACCGCCAGCTGCTTGACTTGGGTTATTAACTGCTAGAGATTGTAATACTTGATTACCTTTTACACCGTCTACAAGACCGCCATAGAAAGCTGAAGTGTAACTGTTAACCCTAGTCAATTCATTACTCGGTACATTTGAAACTGCTCCGCCACCTACTATATACTGTACCGTTAGTGTTGTATTATTTGGCGCTAAACCGTAAGTATTTGTAGTTGTAAAGTTAGTTGGGTCATAAGCTACGTTTAGTTTACTTAAACTATCAATAGTAGTTGGACCTACCATAGCTGGGTTAGGCAATAAGGGCTCATCTGCTTGTGTATTAATTCCAGATCCAAATTCAAGTTCTAGGATACCGTTCGATTTAAACCTTGTAGTGAATCTCCGTGGTACTTTAGTAAGTTGTATTACGTAAGGTACAGTACCTGCATCATTATAATAATCAGGATTCAGAGACGGTATATTCTGAGTAGCATCTAGTATTTTATCTTGTGCTAAATAAGGTACTTCGTACCACTTATTACCGTCACTATCTGTAACATTCACAATCTCTATGATATTACTATCTTGAATAGTTATAGTCTGAAATTTTTGAGCTGCTCCAAAATCATAAGCTGCTGTTTTTACTGTACCTGATAATGCTTTTACTACCTTCTTTAATAGGTAGTAGAGTGGATCTCCGTTACTATCAATACTGTATACTGATATGTCTATTGGATCGACTGAAGATGATACTGAAAAGTTGACTTTCTCTGGTATATAAAAGTTTGAATTATCTGCTGTTGGTGACGATACCTGCATTCCTTCATTAATAATCAGGGCGTAGTTAGTGTCCGGTATATGGTTGCCTGTACTTCCTGAAGCAGGTAATACCTGGTATACATCTAAATTTACTGTTGCTGCAGAAGTGACTTTCGGTTTATATCCTAGCATATAGGCCATGGTATATAGATTATCATTTTGCTTTGCGTACTGTAGGAACGTTTCCTGTAATTGATTATCTAGGTAAAAAGACATTACATCTCCTACGTAAGCAGCCATCTCAATGAACATTGTACCTGGCGATGCAGAAGAGAAATCATTATATGCTGTTGGAAAATACGATTTAGCGTACTCGATTAATGCTGCTCTAAAGTCGGTAAAGTCTTTATTTAGGTATTTTATATCTTTAGTATTTGTACTATTACTGGCCATTTGCAAAGTTTAATATGATTTCATCAGTTTGTCCAGTATTCGCTATGCTATAGCTAAATACTATGTTAATTGTATTATTGTTGTAGTTTGGAACTACTTTCAAAGTATCGATTATAACGTTAGGAAAGTACGCTTCCACTCCACTTCTTACAGTAGATTCAATCTTGTAGGCAGATTCTGTTGTAATTGATTCAAAAAGCTGCTCTCTTAGTCCTGCTCCGAAAAGAGGCTGAAATACTCTCTCTCTTTTACCTGTAAGTAGGTAGTTAATTATATTATACTTAATCTGATCTTTAGTTGTAAATACTGATGTAAATACTCCTGGTGAAGAGAAGGGTATTGATACTCCTATAGCTGTACTTGGCTTAAGATCTAAGGGATTTATATTTACTGCTTGATATGCCATTAGATTTCTCCTCTATTTTTCATTGTAGCCATTAAGTTTGTAAAGTCTGGTACTGCATCTATAGTTACTTGGCTTACATCTGCTACTGGGTGTGAAGTAGTTAGCATTTCAGCTACTGAATCAACGACTCTAGCCTCTCTTTCAAATCCTTGCATTCCTCCCATCATTTGAGGGAATCCTTGAGCCATACTTGAATCACCGCTAAACATTGATTTAAATTCATCTGCATCCATACCCATAGCTGTTTCTGCTAGAAGTCTTTTGATAGGATCTTGAGATGATAGGTCCGGATGTGCTAATGGTGCCGGAGCTGGTTTCCTGGTCGGTATAGATTCTTTTAAAGATTCCTTAAAGCTAGGTCTTGCTACTCCCTGCGCAGTTTTTGCTGGCTGACGTATTTCGCTTAGTACGGATTTCATCTCCTCTCTGAAGACTTGTCTAACTTCTTCTCTGATTAGCTTTCTAAATAGATCTAGTTTACTCATATTAATAAATATTTTTAATTTCTAAAATGTAACCCTTTCTTATTTTAAATTACCTAAAAGATGTTTGCGTTGTTGGAACTTTACCAGCCTTTGCATCTGTTTTTAATTGCTGAGCGCTGCTAGTTGCAAACTTAGCTAAATTCTGGCGTGTTGTTTTTTGAAATTTCTTACCGCCTTTTTTAATACTGCCTATAAAACTACTAATTTCTGCATTAATATTCTGAGATGTTTGATTTAATTCCCCTTCATCAGCTATTCCTATCGATTTATAGATATCAGCACTAGATAATGCTAATTCTATACCTGACCCTGTATCTAATTTGGGAGGTGCTGCTTTTAGTAGTAGTTTCAATTCTCCATATATTACTTCTGTATCTGTTGCAAAAGTAGGTTGAGTTTGAGCTACAAGCACTCCTCTACTATCAGTAGCTATACCTCTTCTTCTCTTATACCTTATACCCCTATCTACTACCTCCTCTTCTACTATCTTAAGTATGTATCCATTATAAGTTCGCTGCTTACCTGTATTATCTGCTTTTGCTTTAGCATATTCAGCAGTATAAGCATCTAGTTTATTTTGTGTTGATTCTAAATTCTTTTTAGTATTTACCAAATCTTTCACTAATTCTTTATTCGGTATAATTTCACAAGTCTGTAAGTTGTATATTAAAATATCTAAAAGAGATAGTATTTCTGATATCTTAGCAGAAACTCCAACTACAAAGTTATATACAAGCTCTACGACAGTAATTACTTGAGTTATTCGCTTTGTTGTAGCTTCTAGAAATTTCTCAACTCTATTCAAGGCAGAAGATAGTGTTTGAGTTACCGATGATGTTACGAACATTAGTGGTATTGGTATTGCTTTTAGTACTTTTACTACAATACCTAATACATTTAGTAGTGTCTGTAATGTTTTAGCTACTGTCTGTAGAATATTTACATAACCTGCAAGTTTAAGTGCTGTCTGATTAACACCTTTTAGTAGTCTTGATATATATCTTATTGCCGGTATTATTTGAGCAATATTAATCTTTTTCTGTAGACCCTGTATTTGACTGTTAAGATTTATCCCAGCAGCTCTTGAAGCTAAATCTAATACATCCTGTATACTGTTAATAGATGATATTGAATCTAACGTAGATTGTATTCCTCGAATTTTTCCGAGTACTTTTTGAACACCTCCACTAGGTATTGTATTGAGATTTGTATACTGTGATATTGATCCTCTAACATCATCTAGGTAGTTTTTACTATTAGCGAGCTGTGGTACTATTGATACAGCGTCAGTATCGATAGTGCTTGTAAGTTCATTCAGTGATTTAAGAAATTCGTCTGTTGCAGGTGTTGGACTAGCAGTTCTACCTGTTGTTGTTTCCGCGAGACTCACTACCTTGCGTCTTAATGTATTTTGTAGATTTATATACTCTGTATGATTTGTTACGATTTCGTTAATGAGAGCTTCGTTTGTGAGTCCAGGGCCTGGTGGTCTTGCTACGGTAAAGGTTCTAAGGGTTGCTGAATTGGCATCTACGAAGGGGATTTCTACACTACTATCAGGTTTGTATGTAATGAGAGTTGTTGTTAGCTCTGTTGTAACTGAAAGGACTTTACCGTCCGTATCGTAATCTGCTCTAGAGGTTATTGGCAGTAGTGGTAGTTTTTGAACATCAGCTGGCTGATCAGTTCCTAGTTTCTTACTAGCTAATTTAGTTAACTCTTGAGTTACTTTTCCGGAATTTAGAGTATCAGAGACTTTACCTGATAGTTCTTTTAATTTATTTAGTTTTTTACCTACTGAGCTATTATCTGCAACTAATTTATTTATATCAGTTGAAGTACCTTTCGATACTGCCATAGCTAATATGTTACAGAAATCAACATTATTAATCTCCTTTACTATAGGTAATAATCCGTTTATCTTTCCAGTAGTTCCCGGTATCTTTATTCCTCTACCCTTTGCTAGATTCGCCTTATTTCCGTAATATATATCATCGATACCCTTTTCTATAACAGCTATTTGATTCGCTATATTAGTTATTACAGCCTCTATACCCTTACCTGCTGGTTTTTTTGGACTAGCTATTGGCGAAAGGAATGGGGTTGGTAATGCTCTTATAGCAACTATACCGGGAGGTTGTACTACGTCGGTACTTTTAATAAGTTCAGGAGAGTCGATTCTGGGAAGACCTGTAGCAGTTTTCTGCTGTACCATGCTAGCTACTCCCGGGTACTTATCCGTAAGGGCTGCTTTTGCTCCTTGAAGTAGCTTTGTTTTAGGTGTAGTCTGAGTTGATATTGATTTTGTGTAAATTTGGTTACCGTTATCAAATACTATTATAGTCGTAGTAGTGCCTTTTTTTGTATATTCGTACGTTATTGCCATTACTTAGTATATGTTACAGTTGATAATAATGATTCTAAATCTGCTCTTAGAGCTGGGCACAGTTCTGATAGACCTCTACTTGCATAAGATACTGCTGGAATAGCTGTTTCTAATTCAGTTTCTGATAACTGAGCTAAAGCTCTACTCATTGTAGTTAATGAATCGAGTAATCTTGCTAGTAAAAGTATAGTACCGTTACCCAATAGTACAGGCTCCCCTACCTTTTCAGCATCTATTCCTAACTCTATCTTAGGGGAGTTAATAATAAGTCTTGTAGATACATCGAAATTAACTGACCCTAAACTAGATAATGCAATAGCTTTTTTCCCGAAAATCATAGTACTATCATCTTTCGAATGTAATGTTACTCTACCGGAAGATAGTATTATTTGATTACCTATGTATTTAGGATGGCTTGGTATATATGGTATTGGTTTTGCCATTATTATTCAGGTACTATTAGTATGTTTTAGGTGTTACTGGTATATTTGAGACCGGTGGTGTTGTTATATTATTTTGCGAAGACTGTGCATGTTGCAGTTCAGCTTGTCCTTGTCTATTTGGTGATATTGAGTCTGTACTAATAGGTTGCTTAGTTCTTTCTTGTATACTTTGCTCTTTTAGCTTACGACCACTTGTGAAAGAATCTAATTTAAAATTAGCTAAGTCTGCGATATATATAGTTTGTCCTGCACAAAGGTAAATAGAAGCAGCATCGTTATTTATATCCTCTATACCGCTAGTCCAAGCCTCCTTTACTACTTGCTTACCTTGCCCGTTCCTAATTAATATTATAGGGTCACCGCTATCCCCAACACTACTCCACGGATTTAGAAATGCGTTAGATTTTGATGTACTACCGAATCTGATTGATTGTCCCCACCTCCCCTCTAGCGTTATATCTCCTTCATAGGGAGTTAATCCTTTAAGGTTAGGTTTTTCTATAAATACATCCCCAAGTTGATACGGTACTGATCCAGTTACGCTAGAGTGAACTGCCCCTTTTTCTCCATCTGTATACCCTGTAGTCTGTAACGTTACTTCATTGTAATATTCTGTTAGATCTGGAAATGCATTATGATTTAGTGCATTCCATATATTATACGGAGAGGTATAGTAGTAGTCTCTTGCAGCTGCATTATCGTTTAAATCGGGAGAGGGTCCGAGTATTAGTTGAACGATCTCATCCTTTATAGGGTAATGTTTATAGTTATAGTCAATCGGTCGAGCGATAGGTACTTTTTTACTTTTACCTGCTACTTTCTTTTTTTTATTTTGACCTAATATTGTATACAGTATACACCCAACGCTAGCCCAGCCTCCATTATCTTGAAAATACTTATCAGGATTACCGTTAGCGTCAGTAGGTCCGAGTATAACTCTATCAACCCTAGCTAGAATAGGTCCTTGAACCTGTCCGCTACTCGGGTTGGTTGTATATAAGTTATTATTAAAGC